TAAATGGCCGCATCCAGACCCGCAACTATCAGGACAAGAACGGCAACAACCGCACCGCCTTTGCCGTGGTGGCCGAAAACATCAACTTTGGCGGCTCCAAGGGCACCAGCAGCGCAAAGGTGGATGACGGCGGCGAGGCTGCACCGCGTTCTGAGGCATGGCCCAAGGCTGACCCGCCTGCTAACTATGGCGGCGTGGACGATTTTGCCGTGATCGATGACAATGACGATCTCCCCTTTTAATTCAGGTTAATTCAGGAGGACAAGCAGGATGAGAAAAGACGGATATGTTGTGGTGCAGCCGTGGATGGTCACAGACTACAACCTCAACGGCAACAAACTCCTGATCTATGCCCTGATCTGGGGTTTTTCACAAGACGAACAGTCTTGCTTTTATGGCTCTGTCAGCTACATTGTGGAGTATTTCAAGCTGAGCAAGCGGGCTGTGCTGAACCTGCTGGCCGAACTGGAAAAGGACGGCCTGATCCGCAAATGGACTGAACCGGTAAACGGCAGGCCCACAAACAGGTATGCAGCGCTTCGCCCGGCGGCGTGTGCTTCTGCGTCTGATGGGTGCAAAAAGTGCACCGGTGAAGAAAATGCACCGGTGAACAATGTGCACCCGGATAGGTGCAAAAAGTGCACCTCTACCGGTGCAGAATGTGCACCCAAGAAAGAAAATAATAATAAAAGCGAGAATAAAGGGCCGTCCGCAACTCGTTTTTCACCACCTACGGTGGAGCAGGTCAGAGCGTATTTCCGGGAGCGTGGTGTCCCGCCCGCTGATGCCCAGACTGAGGCTGACAAGTTCGTTGACCGGTACGAGGCTAACGGGTGGATCGTGGGCAAAACCAAGATGAAGGACTGGAAAGCGGCAGCTCGTAACTGGCTGAGGAACCGGAAAGAGTGGGGCCAGCCCGCTGCACAGCCTGCAACCCCGTATGGCGGGCGTACATGGGAGGATCTGTGATGGACGTGCAAAGCGTATTGATTGGCGCGCTGCTGATGGACGATCAGCTGGCACCGTATTCCCTGCCGGAGTTGAGCATTGAGCACTTCCGGCCTGAACTGCAGCCAACCTTTGCAGCCGTGCAAGGGTTCTGGATCACAAAGGGTTTGCTGGATATCATGCAAATTGCGGCAAAATACCCAGACCAAAAGCAAAACCTGCTGTCCTGCGTGGCCTCCTGTGAGAGTGAGTGCATCCGGCTGACCCGTGACCGCGTGGAAGAGTGGACGCGGATCATCATGGAGGATGCCGCAAAGGCCCGTTTCCAGAGCCTTGCCTTTAGGGCTGTGGATGCTGCAACCGCCTTTGATGATCTGCCGGATCTTTACCAGCAGATGGGGCAGGCGCTGGATATCCACACTGAAAAGAACGATTTTCAGAGCGTGGGCGATCTGCTGGATGATTATATCCGGCATTTGGACGAGAAACCCAGGTACATCCGCACCGGCCTGTCCAAGCTGGACGAAAACCTGCACCTCGTGCCCGGCAACTATTTCGTGATCGGCGGCAGACCAAGCGCAGGCAAAACTGCTCTGAGCCTCCAGCTTGCTGCTGGCATGGCCAAGCAGGGCAAGCGTGTGTGTTATTTCTCGCTGGAAACAGACCCGGCCACATTGCAGGCCCGTCTGATTGCCAACCAGCTGTATGCTCCTCTCTCGGCGGTCAAAAATAAAACGCTGTCCATGAACGAACTTGACCGGCTGGCCGATATGAAGCGCTGGCCGCTGTTCATCCGTTCCGCAGCTGGCAAGGGCGTGGCGTGGATCAAGGCACAGGCCCTCCGAATGAAAGCAGATATCATTTTCGTGGACTATTTGCAGCTGATCCATGAGCGTGGCAGCAGTGACCGGTACAATGCAATCACAGAGATCTCCATTGCGCTGCATGAACTGGCCCAGACAACCGGCATCCTCGTTGTGGCTCTGGCCCAGCTGAACCGTAACGCTGCACGGGCAGAGCCGTCTAACGCGGATCTGCGTGAATCCGGCCAGATCGAGCAGGACGCGGATGCCATTTTGCTGCTGTCAGCTGACGGTGACACCTATTTCAGCCGCCTGACCAAAAACAAAGAGGGCCGCGTGGGCAATGCCGGGCTGGAGTTTGACAAGATGACGCAGCACTTTACTTGTGTGACCGCAAATTAACAAAAGGCCGCCCGGCGGGGCGGTATAGGAGGCAAGCAAAAAATGGATTGTAGTTCTTGCAAGGCACGCCATAACTGTATGGCGGTGGTGGAGCCCGGCTCTATTGCGTGTATGGCTCACCTGCTGCAAGCGGGTGGAACAAAGGCAGATGGAAACCCGTACCAGACACGCGGGGTGCCTAAATTCTGCCCGATTTGTGGCAAGCCGCTGAAAGTCATTGGAGCCGAGCGTTTTTGCAACAACGTCCAGTGCGAAAACAGGTATATTCCGATGGAGGGACGCGACAGATCATGGATGAAGTGAAATTGATTGACAGCAGCGAACTCAAAGAGACCCCGAACATGGAGGCCGCGCTGGGCTATATTCACACATTGCAGGACGTGGAGAGGGTCATTGATGCACGCCCGGCGGCTGAACTTAAAAGCTGGCCGGACTGGCAACACGGGAAACCGCCTGAACACGAATCAATCTTTTACAAATTTAAGGGCACCGATAAATGGCGACCCGGAATGTTTGAAATGACCTCCGGCGAGGTGCTTGTCACCATTGAGGTGCCCGGCGGCAGGCGCTATGTAGTCACTGACTGCACCATTGACGGGAAGTGGCGCGGCAATCTGCACACCAGCGGGCGCAAAGTCCTTGCGTGGGCAAAGTTGCCGGAACCATACGGAGGAAACTGAAATGCGTGTACTTATAGCCTGCGAGGAATCACAGGAGGTTTGCAAGGCGTTTCGCGCTTTGGAGCATGAAGCGTATTCGTGCGACATTCAAGAACCGTCCGGCGGGCATCCTGAGTGGCACATCCTCGGGGACGCTCTAATGGCTCTGAGGGGGGGCAAGTCGTGACGATGGACGGCGTAACGCATGACATTGGCAAGTGGGACTTGCTCATTGCGCACCCGCCTTGCACCTATCTCAGCAATGCGGGAGCAAGGCATCTCTGGAAAGATCATCAACTCCAAGAAGAGCGCGTGATAAAAGGTATCCAAGGCCGCGATCTGTTTATGAGGTTCTGGTGGGCAGATATCCCAAAGATCTGCGTAGAGAATCCGGTGCCAAGCAAAGTGTTTTGCCTGCCGCCATATACCCAGACCGTGCAACCGTATGAGTACGGGCATCCGTACACAAAGAAAACCTGTCTGTGGCTGAAAGGGCTTGACCCGTTGAAACCAACACAGATCGTCAAACCTGTGGCCACATGGTGCCCGTCTGGATCGTATTCTACAAAGCACGGGGATCAGCACCGCGGAATGTTTACAAAAGACCGCGCAAAAAACAGGGCCAAAACGTTCCCCGGCATTGCCCACGCTATGGCAGAACAGTGGGGAACTGAATAGAGGATAAAGGAGGATGCAGCCCGATGACCTATGAAGAAAAAAAGGAATGGTTACGGCGGTACCGCAAGGCCGCAAAGCTGGAAAAGATCAAGCTGGAAGAGGTAGAGCGGTACCGTACAGACGCGGAGCATATCACGCAGGTGCTCTCCCCTGTTCCCGGCGGCGCTGGTGACGGTCAGGCGCTGCCCCGCTCTGTGGAACGCATTACGGACGCTATGCAGGCAGCCAACGCGCAGGTGATGGAGTGCCAGAGGACCTGCAAGGAGATCCTGAGCGTCATGAACCAGACCGTGGACATACAGGATTATGAAATCCTGTACCTGCGGTACATCGGTGGCAAGAAGTGGGAGCAGATCGCCATCAAGATGGGCATGGATGTAAGCCGCGTATACCGGCGGCACAAGCGTGCTGTGAAGGCTCTCGACATCCCGGAGTGTCAGTAAACGCACTGTTTTGCACTGTTTTTGATGAAAGACGCACTGTTTTGCACTGTTTGACCTGTGATATTATTAGACTGCGAAAGCCGCAAGGAGCTGGACAACATCCAACACCCTGCGGCTTTTGTATTGCCCGGCTGCGACAGGGGAACAACCTTTATCGACCAACAGCCTGAATGTACCAGCCGGGCATTTTGCTTTGCTATCCAGCGGCACCGTCCGGGCCTGTACCCGGCGGGGCCTTTGAATAGACGCGGGTTCTGGACATCATCCCACAATGTGCATGGCAGCATAGCCAAGCGGTTTCCCTTCCATTCTGACCAGTAAGCTGCCGTTGCGGGCAGCTGCGCACATTCCATGCCGTTGTAGCTCAAGCAGAGCACCGTCCGGTCAGGGCGGGTCACGATGCCGGTTCAAGTCCGGCCAACGGCTCCATATTTACCACCCCCGGGCCTCGTTTGTACCCCGGGGTCATTTTGTACCCTGCCCCCTCCGCAAAGCACCCCCGCCCCTGCAAAGGCCCCGGAGTGTGCCCGGCGGGGTGCAAGCCTGCCTGCCATGTGCAGGCTTTTTGTCTGTCAGGAGGTGAACCGCATGGGCAACCCGCGCTATGCCAACGGCCAGCTGCGCCGCCGCCACCGGGCCCGGCTCCGGGCGATGGGCGGCGAATGCGGCATCTGTCACGGGCGTTTCGGGCCGATTCATTATGACGAACCTTCCGACGCACAGCATCCGCTATCCTTCGTGGTGGACGAGATCAAGCCGGTTTCCCGCTGGCGGGAGTTCGGTTACCCGTCCGCGCGGGCAGCAGCGGAAGATTGGAATAACCTCCAACCCGCACACTGGTTCTGCAACGCGCAAAAGGGCAACAAAACCGGGCAAAACGGCCCGAAAACGGGCAAATTCGTGCGGATTCCGAAGGTTTCAGACGGCGACTGGTGAGGGGTGGGGAGGGGCCCCCGCCCCCGCCCACGGCGACCCCTGTGCCGTCCAGCGCCGATTTACACACAGGAAAAATTTCAAAGGCCCGGAGAAAGGGGTGTCAGGCCATGGCGACCATGAAAAGCATCACGGCACGGGGCACCCGGCTGGAGCAGCTCAAACAGCTGGCCAAGGTGCTGGCGGCGGGCATCGACACCTGCAAGGACTGCCGCGCCCTGCCTCAGCTGACCAAGCAGTACCGGGAGACCATCCGGGAAATTGAAGAGATCGAAGGAGCAAACGACGATGGCGACGAGATCGGCGAGATCCTCGCAGAGCGTGAAAATGATGGGAAGCCAGGAGCCGTCCGAGCGCATCGCGCCGGAGTACCGGGCCACTGACGGGCCGGATGCCGTGCGCATCCTGCGGGCGGGCGGCACCGTGCTGGACCCGTGGCAGAGCGACATCCTGGACGACTGGATGGGCCGCACCGTGTCCGGCAAATGGACTGCCCCCACGGCGGGCGGCAGCGTGCCCCGCCAGAACGGCAAGAGCCTGCTGGTGCAGGGGCGGGCGGCGTCCGGCATGCTCATGTTCAACGAAACGGTCATCTACACGGCCCACCTGCAAAAGACCGCCACCGAGACCTTTGAGGAAATGCGGGCCTTTTTTGAGGGCCCGAAAATGCGCCGGTATGTTTCCGAGATCCGCACCGCCCTGGGCCGCGAGCAGATCATCCTAAAGAGCGGCGCAAAGATCAAGTTTCTGGCCCGTACCCGCAACGGCGGACGCGGCCAGCACGGCGACCTGCTCATCTTCGACGAGGCACAGGAGCTGGACGAGACCGCACAGGGCAGCTTCATCCCGGCCATTTCGGCCAGCCTGAACCCCCAGACCATCTATGTGGGCACCCCGCCCGGCCCGGATGCCGTGGGCACCGTGTTCCGGGCCCTGCGCAAGCGGGCACTGGACGGCGAAGCCAAAAAAGCCGCGTGGTTCGAGTTCAGCGTGCCGGAGATCGGCGACGTGAAAGACCCCGCCCGCTGGGCAGCGGCCAACCCGGCCCTTGGGCGGCGCATCCAGTACGGCACCATTGAGGGTGAAAGCGAGCAGCTGGACCCGGACACCTTCGCCCGGGAACGCCTGGGCTGGTGGAGCCCGGTGGCCACCGAACATCTGGACTATGCCCTCGACCGCAAGGCGTGGGCAGCCTGCGCCAGCGAGGACGAAAAGCCGGAGGGCAAGACCGCCTACGGCGTCAAGTTTGCCGCCGACGGCAGTTCTGTGTGCCTGTGCGGGGCGGTCATCCAGAAGGAGGGGCCCGCCCGCGTTTCTCTCATCGACCTGCGGCCCACCGGGCATGGCCTTGCCTGGCTGGCCGACTGGCTGTGCGACCGGTACGGCAAGGCAAGCTGCGTGGTCATCGACGGGCGCAACGGCGTGGACGTGCTGGTGGAGCGCATCCGGGAAGTCTGGAAGGCAAAGAACGCGGTCATCCGGCCCGGAGCACGGGACGTGATTGCCGCTGTGAGCCTATTCACCAACGCGGTGAGCGAGGGCGGCCTGACCTGGTACGCACCCCAGACCGCCCTGAACGAGAGCGCTGTTACCGCCACCAAGCGCCCCCTTGCGGGCGGCTTTGGCTTTGGCGGCGAGAACAGCCTGCCGGTGGAAGCCTGCGCGCTGGCCCTGTGGGGCGCAAAGACCTGCCGCCGCGACCCCACCCGCAAGATGCGCATCGGCTGAAAGGAGCACCATGTTCGTTACTCTGAATTTTGGCCCGGTGGAGGGCCTGAGCGCGGAAGAACTGCAGCAGCTGCAGGATCTGGCCGACGCCTACAACTACCACCAGAGCCGCAACCGCCTGAAAGATAAATATTACGAGGGCCACGTCACCCTGCAGGACGTGAACCTTGGCATTGCCCTGCCGCAGGGCCTGCGCAACCTGGAAGTGGGCTGCAGCTGGGGCCAGAAGGCCGTGGACGTGCTGGCCGCGCGGAGCATGTTCGACGGCTTTGTGGGCACCGGCGGCAGTCTGGACAGCCTTGCAAAGTTGGTGGCCGACAACCGCCTTGTGGCACAGTACGCCAAGGCCTGCCGGGACGAGCTGAAATACGGCTGCACCTTTGCCACCCTGTCCGGGGACAACGCCATCGGCTGCAGCATCCGGTTCCACTCGCCTGCCACGGCAGCCGCCCTCTGGAGCGGCGAGAAGGGCCGCATCGACTGCGGCCTTGCCATCGTGGACACCGTGAAGGATGAGCACTTCGAGGGCACATGGCGGCCTTCCGTGGTCAACTTCTACACAGATGACACGGTCATTGTGCTGCATTCCCATGGCAGCTTCTGGACGGCGCAGCGCCACGCCCACAAGATGGGCCGCCCGCTGATGGAACCGCTGATCTGGAACGCCACCAACTCCAAGCCCTTCGGCCGCTCCCGGCTCAAAAAACCCATCCGCGCTCTGATCGACGATTACATCCGCACGGCAGCCAACGCAACCATCGCGCTGGAGTTTGCCACCACGCCCCAGAAGTACATCCTCGGCGTGACCGATGAGCAGTATGACGCCATCATTTCCAACAAGTTCAAGACCTACATGGGGGCCATTATCGCCGCCACGGCCAACCCGGAGACCGGCGAAAACCCGACCCTGGGCCAGCTGGCACAGGGCAGCCTGACGCCCCATGTGGAGAAGATGCGGATGACCGCCACCCAGTTTGCAGCGGCCACCGGCCTGACCGTCACCGACGTGGGCGTGGTGAACGACGCCAACCCCACCAGCAGCGACGCCATCCTTGCCCAGAGCCAGACGCTGGTGCTTCTGGCCCAGCAGCTGAACACCGGCAACGGCGACGCCCTGCGCACCATTGCCTGCATGGCACAGGCCGTGGCGCGGGACTGCCGCCTGGCCGACCTGACCGAGGAAGAGACCGGCATCATGGCCCACTTCAAGAACCCCGCCATGCCCAGTGTGGCCGTGACGGCGGACGCCGCCATCAAGATCGCATCCGCCCGGCAGGAGTTTGCCAGCACGGACACGTTTTTGGAAATGATCGGCTTTGACCAGGCGGACATCCGGCGCATCAAGGCGCAGGAACAGCGGGCGCGGGGCGCACAGGTGTTGATGGAGATGGAAGATGAAACTGACACAAGCGGCATGGGATGATTACATTTCCCGGCTTTCCCAGCTGAACCAGAAGGCCGGGCAGCTCATGCGGGAGTACATGGACGGGCACCCGGAAGCCGACACCGACGCCCTCATCCGCTACGCCTACGCCCTTGTGACCAAGTACGGCGAGGGCAGCGCAGAGCTTGCCTGTCAGATGTACGACGCCCTGGCCGAGGCGCAGGGGGTCACATTGCCCGCCGCAGAGCCTGCACCCACCGCCACCTATGGCGAGGTGACCGGCATGGTCAAGGCCACGCAGGACAGCCCGCCCAGCCTGCAGCAGGGCGTTTCCCGCATGGTCAAGCAGGCCGGGGCCGACACCACCACCCGCAATGCCATCCGGGACGGTGCAGAGTGGGCATGGGTGCCCCACGGCGACGCCTGCCCGTTCTGCCGGATGCTGGCTTCCAACGGCTGGCAGAAAGCCAGCAAGAACCTGCTGAAGAAAGGCCACGCCCAGCACATCCACGCCAACTGTGATTGTGAGTTTGCGGTGCGGTTCAGCCGGGAGTTTGACGTTTCCGGCTACGACCCGGAAGCATACCTCCGGCAGTACCGTGACGCGGGCAGTGATATCAACAACTGGCGGCGCATTGATTATGCAGCCCGGAAGGACGTTATCAACGCACAAAAAAGGGCAGCGTATGCGGCACAGGCGTACAGAAAAGACAGAGGCGCGGTCAGCGAGATATCTCTGATTCGGCGTTCGGAAGAAGTCAAACTCTCTGTAAGACAGGTTGAATCTTACAAAACGCCGGTTTATGTTTCAGAACAGGCAACAATCAAACCGAAAGCTCTCCATAAAATCAATCAGAATACCGAAAAGGCATTAGAGCAATGGGGTGTCAGCCTTGACCGGAAGCCCAAAATCATCGTTGTCGGTGACAACGAGCTGCGCGGCGCAGTCGGTATTTACGACCCATGCGAGAATGTTGTTTATTATGCGGAAAGCGTTGGCAAAAAGACTGTTCAAGACGCTTCTGGTGGTTCCGGCGCAATCGAAGCTCACGAAATGTGGCATATGAAACAGGCCGAGGACTTCCGGCAGTCTGGATGGGTTATCACCCGTGAAAACCGCGCAGAATATCTTGACGCCCTGTGCCAAAAGTGCAAAGGACGCATTGACAAACTGGGCATCACGCGCGATAATGTAAGAGAGTTGAGCCAATACGCAGCTGATATGTATTTAGGCGAACGTTTTGATGAAGTCGAAGCAGAATTCATGTCATTAAGGAGGCGAAAATAATGGTCATTCTGAAATACCCGTCTGATATCCAAAAACTGATTGATATTTTCGACCCCTATCGTGAAGCCATTTCGTCCAAACAATTTGACCAGATTCCACCTGAAGCGGTGGACGCATTTAACAAGTTCAAACAGTGGTCTTGGGAACAAGATCAGTAATCCAACCACGATGCACCCGCACCGTGGTTTTTTGTTGCCCATTTTTTTAAAGCACTGTGCAAAAAATGCACGGTGCTTTTTTCATGCCGTCTTAGCTCAGAGGCAGAGCGCCGGTCTCCAAAACCGGAAGCGGGAGGTTCGATGCCTCCAGACGGTGCCACGCTGCAAGATCTGCAGCAAATACACGCCACGGCTGCGGAAAAGCCGGGAAAGGAATTTATCACCATGGCAGAAACTGTACACCAGGAACCCACCACCCCCGCTGCCGAGGGGCAGCAGCCAGAGCGCACCTTCACCCAGGCAGAGATGAACGCCATCATCTCCGACCGGCTGAGCCGGGAACGCTCCAAATACGCCGACTACGACGATCTGAAGGCCAAGGCCCAGCAGTTCGATGCCGCGCAGGAAGCGGGCAAGACTGAGCTGCAGAAAGCAAACGAGAAGGCCGCAAAGCTCCAGCAGCAGCTGGACGCCCTGAACAGCGCCAACACCCTGCGGGAAGTCCGCGCCAAGGTGTCCGCTGCCACCGGCGTGCCCGCTGACCTGCTCAGCGGCGACACCGAGGAAGCCTGCACCGCACAGGCACAGGCCATCCTCAAGTTTGCAAAGCCCGGCTACCCCAACGTCCGGGACGGCGGTGACCCTCACCACACCCCCACCTGCTCCACCCGTCAGCAGTTTGCCGACTGGTTCGAGCAGGTGACCAAGTAACCTGTAAAGGAGAGATTATTTACAATGGCAGCAACCGATATCAACCGCACGACCACCATCACCCTGCCCGGCGAGGTGTCCAGCGAGATCCTGCAGAAGACCCAGGAGAGCTCTGCCGTCATGGCACTGGCCCGCTCCATCAAGCTGCCGGGCCTGGGCACGACCATCCCCATCATCACCGGCGACCCCGAGGCCGCCTGGGTGGGTGAGACCGAGAAAAAGCCGGTCAAGCGCGGCACTCTGGCCACCAAGGTCATGCAGCCCTACACGCTGGCCGTGATCGTGCCCTTTTCCAACCAGTTCCGCCGCGATGTGCCGGCCCTGTACGACGAGCTGGTGAAGCGCCTGCCGCTGGCGCTGGCTCAGAAGTTCGACGCCACCGTGTTCGGCGGCGTGACGGCCCCCGGCTCCAACTTCGACACCCTGAAAGCCTGCACCGCGCAGGAGATCGGCACCGACGCCTACGCCGGTCTGGTGGCCGCTGACGCCGACATTGCCGACCACAACGGCATCCTGAACGGCTGGGTGCTGTCCCCCAAGGGCAAGGCCCTGCTGCTGAATGCTGTGGACGGCAACAAGCGCCCGCTGTTCATCAACAGCGTGGCCGAGGGTGCCGTGCCTATGATCCTGGGCTCCAAGACCGTGCAGAGCAAGGGCGCGTATGTTTCCGGCGCGCCGGATGTGGTCGGTTTTGCCGGCGACTGGACCCAGGCGGTGTATGGCACCGTGGAGGGCGTACAGATCGCCATTGCAGACCAGGCTACCCTGGATGACGGCGGCACCTCCATCAACCTGTTCCAGCAGAACATGTTTGCCGTGCGTGCCGAGATTGAGGTGGGCTTCCGCTGCGATACCACCGTGTTCAACAAGCTGACTAAGGCGGCGGGCTGATGGTGGAGTTTATCAATCAGCTGACCGGTACGGTCATGTACGTTGCGGAGGAGCGCGCGGCAGAATACGCCGCTGCAGGCCATAAGCAGGTGGCGCGGGACCCTCCCGCTGCCCCTGCGGCAGAAAAGCCCAAGGCGGCCCGCAAGACCAGAGCAAAGTGAGGTGCTTCCCATGCTTTACGCTGAAGTGCAGGATGTGGAGGCCGGCTTCCGTGCTCTCTCCAAAGAGGAACAGACCCGCTGCGTTGCCCTGCTGAGCGAAGCGGCCGTGATCATCGACCACTACAACCCGGACGCGGATGCCGACACCAAGCGTGTGGTGTCCTGCCGGATGGTGCGCCGCCAGTTGGGCGAGGACGACAGCACGGGCGGCGTCAGCTTTCCCATGGGTTCCACCCAGGGCACCGCCACCGCGCTGGGCTACTCCCAGAGCTGGACCATGAGCGGCGGCTCTTCCGGGGAGCTGTATCTTTCCAAACTGGAAAAGAAACTGCTGGGCGTGGGCAGCCGCGTGGGGGCCCGCAGCCCGCTGGAGGACTTATGTTGAAAGGCATCGACATCACCCTGTACGAAAAGACCCAGTCCGGCACAGACGAGGCCGACGCCCCGGTCTACACCGAAACGCCGGTCACCGTGCACAACGTGCTGGTGGGCGAACCCTCCGCCGAGGAGATCACCACCGAACTGCAGCTGACCGGCCGGCGGCTGGCCTACACGCTGGCCATCCCCAAGGGCGACGCCCACGACTGGAACGACGTGCAGGTGGCGTTTTTCGGCCAGCACTTCCGCACCTGCGGGGGCGTCGTGCAGGGCATCGAGCGCATGATCCCGCTGTGCTGGAACAAGAAGGTGCAGGTGGTAAGGGATGAGTAAAGTGCGCTTTGAGCTGGATCGCGCCGGGGTGCGCGCCCTGATGCGCAGCCCCGAGATGCAGGCCGTGCTGAAAGCGCGGGCCGACACCGTGAAAGGCCGCTGTGGCGACGGGTACGAGGCCTATATGGCCCAGACCCGCGCCGTGGCCGTGGTGGAGACCGCCACCCGGCAGGCCGTTGACGATAACTCGGCCAACAACACCCTGCTCAAAGCCACATCAGCCAGCCGGAAGGGCGCGACCGTGCACGAGCACAAACGCCACTTGAAGGACGGCAGGGTCATCACCGTAAGGAGCTACCAGAGGAAGAAATGATTGAAGAAACCATCCGCAGCTTTCTGGCCGAGCGGCTGGACGTGCCGGTGCGGCTGAGCGTGCCAACACCGGCCCCCGCCCGCTTTGTGGTGGTGGAAAAGACCGGCTCCGGCTATGAGGACGGCATCTATAGCGCCACCATCGCGGTGCAGTCCTACGGGCCCGCCGCCACCAGCCACGACGGCACCCTGGATGCGGCCAAGCTCAACGAGCTTGTCAAGGCCGCCATGCAGGACGCCGACAACCTGCCGCAGCTTGTGCGCTGCGACCTTTATTCCGACTACAATTTCCCCGACACCACCCGAAAACGACCCCGCTATCAGGCCGTTTTCGGCGTGGTGCATTACTGATCGAAAGGAGCCTTTTTTATGGCAGATGCAAAGAACGTGACCGCTGCAAAGCCCAAGGTGGGCGGTGCCGTCTGGCGTGCCCCGCTGGGCACCACTTTGCCCACCGACGCCAAGACCGCGCTGGACAAGGCATTCAAGAGCCTGGGCTATATCTCCAGCGACGGCCTGACCAACTCCAACTCGCCCTCCAGCGAGAACACCACCGCCTGGGGCGGTGACACCGTGCTGACCCAGCAGACCGAGAAGCCGGACACCTTCGCTTTCACCCTGCTGGAATCCCTGAACCCTGACGTGCTGAAGGCCGTGTACGGTGACGACAACGTCACCGGCGACCTGACCACCGGCATCACGGTCAAGGCCAACTCCAAAGAACAGAAGGACTGCTGCTGGGTGGTGGAGATGATCATGAAGGACGATGTGAACAAGCGCATCGTCATCCCGGACGCCGCCGTCACCTCGGTGGGCGACATCACCTATTCCAACGGTGCCGTGGGTTACAACACCACCCTGACCGCCGTGCCGGACACTTCCGGCAACACCCACTACGAGTACATCACCGCCAAGGGCGTGTAAGGAGGGTCTGACATGATCACTGCAAAAACCAACGACGGCTTTGCGATCGAACTGAGCGAGGACGCACTGGACGACGCCGAGCTGCTGGACGCCCTGGGCGGCATGCAGGACGGCAACGTCTTTGACATGAGCCGCCTGACCCTGCGCCTGCTGGGCAAGGAGGGCCGGAAGAAGCTGTATGACCACCTGCGCACCCCGGACGGCCGCGTGCCGGTAGCCAAGGTGACGGACGCTCTGGGCGAGCTGATGAACAGCTTCACGGCCGGAAAAAACTCTGCATCCTCGCCGAACTGATCGCATCGGACGAGGACGCCCTGATCTGCGATTTTGCCCAGTATTACCATGTACTGGACTGGCACGCCCTGCCGCTGCGTCTGGCCGCCACACTGGCCGCAGGCCTGCCGGAAACAAGCCGCAGCCTGCGCAAGGCGGCAGGCCGCACGGTGGACTTTGAGACGGAACTGCTGGCCTATGCCGCCGACCGCCTGACCCAGGTGCTCTGGTGGCTGCACAACGACACGTCCAAGCCGCCCTCCGTGCTGGCCGACCTGTGCGGTGAAGCAGACAGCAGCAACGTGCAGAGCTACGCCAGCGCAGAAGAATTTGACGCCGCACTTGCGGCGCTGAAAGGAGGTTGACAACATGACGGACGGGATCGAACTGGGCAAGGCGTATGTCCAGATCGTGCCCTCGGCGCAGGGCATCAAAAGCGCCCTGACTGAGATGTTTGACGAGGAGACCGACGGCCTTGGCGAGCAGACCGGGCAGAGCATCGGTCAGGAACTCATCGGCACCCTGAAGAAAGTGATCGCGGCGGCCGGCATCGGCAAGATCATCTCGGATTCCATCAACATGGGCGGTGCCTTGCAGCAGAGCCTTGGCGGCGTGGAAACGCTGTTCAAGGACAGTGCCGACACGGTCAAGGAGTACGCCGCGCAGGCATACCGGACCGTGGGGCTTTCAGCCAACGACTACATGGAGCAGACCACCAGCTTTGCGGCCAGCCTGCTGTCCAGCGTCAGCCAGGACACCAACGCCGCCGCCCAGCTTGCCAACATGGCCATGGTGGATATGGCCGACAACGCCAACAAGATGGGCACGGATATGCAGGATATCCAGAACGCCTACCAGGGCTTTGCCAAGCAGAATTACACCATGCTGGATAACCTCAAGCTCGGCTACGGCGGCACCCAGGCCGAGATGCAGCGGCTGCTGAACGACGCCACCAAGATCTCCGGCGTGAAGTATGACCTCGGAAATCTGGCCGACATGTACAGCGCCGTCCACATCATCCAGCAGGAGATGGACATCACCGGCACTACCGCAAGGGAAGCAGCCACCACCCTGACCGGCAGCTTTGCCGCCATGAAGGCGGCTGCGGAAAACGTGATGGGCAACTGGTCCACCGGCGCAGACCTCACCGAGCCGCTGCAGGCGCTGGCCGACACGGCACAGACCTTTCTTGTGGATAACCTGCTGCCCATGATTGGCAATGTACTGGCAGGCATTCCGGAAATCGTTTACAGCCTTGTGCCAGAGCTCCTGCAGACCGGCACCGAGCTGCTAAGCTCCCTGGCACAGGGCTTCACCGAGGGCATCCCGGAGTTCTTCTCCACTGCTCTGCCGCAGCTGCTGGCCTTTACGGACCAGCTGCGGGACAACGCGGCCAGCTTTGTGGATGCCGGTCTGAACCTTATCACCCAGCTGCTCAACGGTCTGATCGCCGGTCTGCCGGACCTGATCGCCTATGTGCCGGATATCATCATCAACATCTGCGGCATCATCAACGACAACATGCCCAAGATCCTCGGCGAGGGCGTGGCCATCATCGTGCAGCTGGTCGTGGGCATCGTCAAGGCGGTGCCGGATCTGCTGGCCAACTGGAAGAAGATCCTGCAGGCCGTGTTGTCGGTGATCTCGGCCATTAACTGGCTGAACATCGGCAAGAACATCCTCACCGGCGTGGCAAACGGCGTCAAGAGCATGGGCATCAGTATGCTGAACGCCTTCAAGGGCGGCTTTTCCAGCGCACTGAACTGGATCAAGAGCCTGCCCTCGCAGGCCGTGCAGTGGGGCAAGAACCTGATCCAGAGCTTCATCAACGGCCTTACCGGCAAAGGCGGTGCGGTTGGTGCAGGAGCCATCGCAGCCACCGCCGGTGCCACCATTGCTAAAACCGCCAGCGGGAACGACTGGTCCTCCGTCTGGGCGGACGCCAACGCCGACGTGGCCGACAGCGCCCAGTCCATGGCGGAGGTGGTCGTCCCGGCCTATACCAAGTCCGGGGACGCCGCCACCAAGGCGGCCAAAAAGACCAAGGCCGCCGCACAGGCCGCCGAGACCCTGCTGTGGTCCCTGCAGGACGCAGGTCACACCGACACCACCAACGCCCTGGGCAAGGTGACCATCCAGACCACCGAGCTCACCGAGCACCTGCGCAAGGGCAGCGAGGAGTATGACCGGCTGACCCGCACCGTGACCGAATCCGGCAAGGAGATGGTGAACGGCGTGGTGAAAAACTACAAGACTGTCACCAAGTATGTCACCGACCACGGCAAGACCACGGCCCAGACCCAGAAGACCTATGAAGAGATCGCTGCCACTGTAGCCAAGACCGTTACGTCTACAACGGATTCCGTGGTCAACGGCATTGCCACCAGCACCAAGACCATCACCGAGACCCTGACCGACAAAACCACGACCCAGAAACAGGTCATCACCGAGACCTGCAACGACATCGTGGACGGGGCGCTGGTCACGGTGGAGCGGGTCAAGACCATTGCCGCCGATGGTGTCCCGCAGATCACCGAGGAGATCAAGAAAGCCTCTGCCAACAGCTTTGACGGCCTCGTCAAGGGCTGGCAGGACGAAGCCGACAAGGGCGTGGTGGGTACCTTCAGCACGCTGGTGACTGCTGTGAAGAAGCAGGACTGGCAGTCTGTCGGCGAATGGGTGCTGTCCACCCTGTACAACGGCCTTGCCCCGCAGGCAAAGCAGCTCATTGACGACTTCGGCAAGAACCTGATCCAGCAGGTCAACGGCTTGCTGGGCAAGGGGGTCAGTGCCGTCTCCAACGGCCTGTGGGATATGGGCGGCGACCTCGCCAAGGGCCTGACCGGCGGCTTTGCGGACGTTCTCACGCAGGCGCAGGGCCTTGGCACCACCCTCACCGGCATCTTTCAGGGGCTGAAAGGCCCGCTCACTGCGGCTGCCGCTGCCATCAGCACCGGCCTGAAGGGCGGACTGATCTCCAGCTTCCCGGAGATTCTGGCCTCCATGGGCACCCTGATCGGCTCCATCGGCAGCGCCTTTGTGGGGATGCTGGAAGCCGTCGCGGCGGCACTGTTCCCCACCGGATTCGGTGCCCCGCAGGCGCTGCTCATGATCGCGGCAGGCGTGGCCCTGACCGCTGCCATTGCGGCCATCGTGGCCAGCGTCGGCGGCGCGTTCAAGCGCAAGACCACCCCCGGCATCTCCGGCGGCACTTCCGGCAGCAGCACGACCTCCACGGCATCCGGCTCCCTGTGGGATTACGAGAAGCGCGCCCCGCTGCCGCAGCGCACCCAGCGGCCCAACATCGAGGTCAACCAGTACATTTACAGCAAAGCGCAGACGGCTGCCGACCTGATGCGCGAGGCACAGTACGAACAGGAAAGGGCGGTGCTGCAGGGTGTTTGACGCGATCTTCAAGGCCAGCAACGGCCTGACCTTTTCCTTTGGCTACAAGGCGGGCGTGTTGTGGAGCATCACCCCGCTGGGTGACCTGCCCGTGGATCTGGAGACCAGCCAGGGTTACCAGCAGGTGGGTGCCACCGTGGAGAGCCGGAGCATTTCCGGCGTCACCCGCACGGTCACCGGGCGCATCCTGCGCAATCAGGACTACTGCAAGCAACAATTGCGGGATGTGTTTGCCCCCTACGTCACCGGCCGGTTGACCGTGGCCGGGGCCTACTGGTGCGACGCTGAGGTGCAGCGCACCCCGGACATCAGCGTGCTGGGCCTGTGGCCCACGTTCAGTTTCCAGCTCTACTGCCCGGACCCTTACTGGCACAGCGTGAAGGAGCTCACCGTCTCGACCTTGAGCGTAACACCCACCTTCCGCCTGCCGGTGTGCTACGATGTGCACAGCTACGGCGTGCGGGAACAGGCCAACTATTTGCGTATCGCCAACACCGGGCTGGCCACCCAGGACTGGTCCCTGACGCTGGAAGCCCGCGGCCCGGTGGTCAACCCCGGCGTCAAGGATCCGGAGACCGGCGAGTTCCTGCGCTTTGTCACCACCCTGCAGGACGGCGACAAGCTCCGGCTGTACCGCGAGAGCGGCCAGCTGAAACTGGAACAGATCATCGACGGCACCGGCTACAACATCATGTCCACGCTGGACGGGAGCAGCACCCTGTGGACTTTGCGCCACGGGACGCAGGCATGGCAGCGCACAGCGGATTCCGGCACGGAATGGCTGTTCCTGACCCTGACCTGCAGCACGGCGTTCTCCACCGTGGTGCTGGAAACGGAGGCGAAAAATGGCTGAACAGACAAGCGCCCTGACCGCAGGCGGCCACAAGAGCATCTGCGTCTACGACGGCCAGCTGAACCTGCTGGCCCGGCTGGAAAGCTGGGTGTCGCTGGTCTGGCCGGAGCGCTACAACGTGTACAGCGGGGTGCAGGGTGCGCAGCTGGAGCTGCACGCCTCCACCGACCTGCAGGCGCTGTGCCGCCCGGACCGGTACCTCTGGCTCACCGGCTCCGACCGCATCATGCGCATCTGCTCGGCGCAGACCGACCGCTCCGAACACAAGCTCGTGATCTCAGCCAGGGACGCCGCCTGCATCCTGGACGAGCGCATCAGCACCCAGACCCTGAGCGGCTTTGTGGTGGAAAGCACCCTGCGCAGCCTTGTGTCCGGTGCGGCTGCATGGCCGGGGCTGGAGCTGGGCGTGCTTGCAGATCTTGCCGACGCCTACACCGGCGAGGTAAAGCCCGGCAGCCTGCTCAGCATCGCCGAGCAAGTGTGCCAAGACCTGGACATCGGGTTCCGGGTGCGGTTCGACCAGCAGGCCAAAAAGCTGCTGTTTGAGCTGTACCGCCCAAAGCTGGATCCCAACGCCCGGTACGCCCCGCAGTACGGCAACCTGACCGGCCTGACCTACACTGAGAGCATCACCGACTACAAGAACATCGTGACCGTGGCGGGCGCGGACGGCACCGTCACCGTGGGTGCTACCGGCAACACCGGCTCTGCCCGGCGGGAACTGTATCTGGACGCCACCTCTAAAAAGAAGAAAGACGGCCAGAGCCAGGAGGACTATCTGGCCGCGCTGCGGGCGCTGGGTGAGCAGGAACTGGCCAAGCACACCCGCATTGAGAACTTCCGCTTCACGCCAACGGGCAGCGTCACGGTGGGCAAGGTGGTGGCCGCCAGCCTGCCCGGCACCGACATCCAGGCGGCCGCCCGCATCACCAGCGTGACCCTGAGTTCCCAGAAGGGCGAGAACACGGTCACCACCGAGATCGGCACACCGATCCTCAGGAGGAAACAATGAGCATTATCACTTACCCGCTGAACGGCGTCACCTACGACGCCGAGGACGTGAGCACCTATCTGTGCACCCGCACCTCCGGCGTCTACTCTAAGGACACGAACTACGCCGTCAGCGTCACCGGCGCGCGGCAGATCACCGTAGCCCCCGGCCTTGCGTGGATCAACTACGACGACTTCAAGGGCGTCTCGGCCTGCAGCCGGGAGGCGGTCAACCTGACCGTCCCGGACGCCGACAGCACCCTGCCCCGCATCGACCGGGTGGTGCTGCAGTTCGACACCGCAGCCAACCTGACCGCCGTCAAGCTCAAACCCGGCACTCCTGCCGCCGCCCCGGAGCCGCCCGCCATCCTGCAGAACCACAACCAGTACGAGCTGGGCCTGTGCACCGTGTCGGTGCCTGCCGGTTCCTCGGTTGTCACCGCCGCCGACATCACCGACACCCGGGCCGACGAGGCCGTCTGCGGCGTCATGAGGGACAGCGTGACTGGCATCCCCACGGCCCAGCTGGTGGAGCAATGGCAGGCGGCCCAGGCCGCCCAGATGGCCCAGGGCACCGAAAAGCTGGACCGCCTGGAACAGAGCATCCGGAACCTGGACAACGGCAGCTTCTACACCAAGCAGGAGGCGGACCGGAAGTTCGGCACCCCCTACACCCTACCTGCCGCCACGGCGGCCCAGCTGGGCGGCGTGAAGGTGGGCGAAGCGCTGGACATCGCCCCGGACGGCACCCTCAGCGCCAAAACGCTCAATGACAAGATCGCTGCCGCCGTGGCGGTAAAGTCGGAGCCCCG